CTTTTGTGCACCAATAATATTATATTTAGGACGACCTATTTTTGTCCCTGGTACTTCTTGTAGTAGATAAACAGTTGGTTCACTGTCTTGTGTATTTTCTTTCATGCTTGACTTCTATTTCATATTTGCTACATTGTCAAATAGAAAGAAACACTTAAAAGAGCGGTGAGAGAGTGAACGAAAGAATAAATATTATTACTAATGTTGCCGCTCACCAGAAAGAATAAAAATGATAAATTATAAATTTAAAACTAAGCCATACGCTCATCAATTAACTGCGTTAGAAAAGTCTTGGGAAAAAGAAGTTTACGCTTATTTTATGGAAATGGGTACAGGTAAGTCTAAGGTATTAATTGACAATATATCAATGCTTTACGACAAAGGTAAGATTAATGCTGCGTTAATTATAGCGCCAAAAGGTGTTTATCAAAACTGGCATGACTCTGAGATACCCACACATTTAGTGGATCATATAGATAAGAAAATGGTGCTATGGCAAGCTATGATTAATAAAACTCAAGAAAGAAAATTAAATAGTTTGTTTGAAACAGGAGAAGAACTACACATTTTAATTATGAATGTAGAAGCCTTCTCTACTAAAAAAGGTGTAACATTTGCTAATAAATTTTTAAGCTGTCACAATACGTTAATTGCAATTGATGAGTCTACTACTATTAAAAACCCAGGTGCTAAACGAACAAAAAATATATTATCATTAGCCAAACAATCTAAATATAGAAGAATACTTACAGGTTCTCCTGTAACAAAGTCACCGTTAGATTTATACACACAGTGCCAGTTCCTCGACTCTTGGCTCTTAGGACATTCTTCTTATTATACTTTTAGAACAAGATACGCTGTTATGCGTAATGCAAACTTTAGTGGTAGAACTGTGCAGATTGTTGTTGGTTACAGAAACTTAGGTGAACTGTCTTCTAAGTTGGAACCTTTTTCTTATCGTGTATTAAAAGATGACTGCTTAGATTTACCTAAAAAAACATTTATGAAACGTATAGTGCAACTAAGTCCAGACCAATCTAAACTATATTTACAGATGAAAGAGAAAGCTTTAGCAGTATTAAATGGTAAAATGGTTAGCACTACAACTGTGATGACCCAACTTATGAGACTACAACAAATAACGTGTGGACACTTTACTGCAGACGATGGTTCTACTCAAGAGATACCTAATAATCGTATTGATGAGTTAATGAATGTATTAAACGAGATTGAGGGTAAAGTTGTAATATGGGGCCATTGGCAAAAAGATATGACACAAATTATAAAATCTATAGTAAAGGAGTATGGAGAAAAATCTGTTGTAGATTATTATGGATTAACACCTAAAGAAGAAAGACAAACTAATATAACTAAATTTCAAAACGATCCAGAGTGTAGATTTTTTGTGGGTACACCCGCAACAGGTGGTTATGGTATTACACTAACTGCTGCTAGTAACATGATTTATTATTCTAACGGTTATGATCTTGAGAAAAGAACACAATCACAAGCCAGAATAGATCGTATTGGTCAAGAACATCCTATGACCTATATAGATATAATATGTAAAGATACTGTTGATGAAAGAATAGTAAAAGCTTTACGTGAAAAAATAAATATAGCTAGTCAAGTTATGGGTGAAGAGTTAAAAGAATGGATATAGTAAATAATTGTTTATCTTTATTTTTTGCAATCTCCATGCACATAGGGCTTGAAGATAAATATAATAATTTACATCCACACGTAAGATGCCAGCAAGACTCTTTAATATCTGGGCTATATTACAACAGTGAAGAAAGAATATCTGGTTATGTAGGTTTAGAACATATGGGTTTTGAAATAGGACTTGTTACAGGCTATACTTATAATGACGTGGTACCAATGTTTAGATATAAAAAAAATAATTGGTTTATAGCTCCTGCTTTAGAAGTAAATGGAACAAAAGGTTTTGTAATTGGTTGGGAGTTACAGTTTTTGCAATAATACTACAATCACACCACCCATACCAGTCATTACTGCACCCATAGATACAAGTAATATTCTTTCAATTCTAGTTATGTGGTTTTGTAGTTGATTCATTCTATCGTAAGTTTGCTTTTGCATAATACGACAAAGTTTTTCGTGAGATTCTATTTTCTGTAATGCACTATCTCTTGGCATATTTACCTACCCAATAACAAATTGGTAAAAGTATTTTTCTATATATTCTACCTAATAAATGTGTTTTACCTCTTGTTGCTTGTCTCATGTCTATAGTGCTATGCACTGCAATGTGTTCTAATATTTTTTTGACTACTTTATTTGTTTTAGCAATTTTAACTAATGGTAAAAATAATTTGTGATAACCTTTTTGATATTCAGGTGAAAGGTCTTTGTGAAACTTCATCCATATTTTATTTCTAAAAGATCCAAAGCCATAAGACTCGTTCATCATGGTGCAGACGATCTTACCATTATTATTTCCGCCGTTACCCCCACCGCCTCCTTGACTTGGTGGTCCGCCAGCGCTTCCCCCTTGACTTGGTGGTCCGCCTGTTCCAGTTGGTGATCCACCTACATTTTCATTACCAAAACTTCCTGTTCCTGCATCTGCTCCTCCACCTTTGTCTGTTGGACCAGTTGATTGAGGACTACCTTGACCAGCAGGGCCACCTACTCCTGCACTTTCATAATCACCAGTGGGTCCACTAGGTCCAGGGCCTGACCCAGGGCCATCACCATCAGGTTGATTTTCTTCTGCATCTACACCTGGATCTGCATAATCTGTAATTAAATCTTCTAACATCTGATCACGTTCATCAATGTCTCCTAAAAATAAATCTAGTTTTTTCTTTTCTGCTTCTTTTGCTTTTTCTATATTTGATAAATCTTCTAATAAATTAGTTGTTTTACCTAATGTTTCATTATAAGCTTTATCTTTAATAGCATCAGTAATAATACCTGCTTTTACGGAGGCTACTTCAGCATCTGTAAGTCCGTATTTATCTTGAAGTGTTTCACTTATGTTATCACTTCTTTTTTCATACGCTCCTTGTAACCCATATGTTGTAGGATCTCCGTATGCGCCACCAGTTATCGTATTTAAAAAACCACCTGATATACGATTATAATCTTCCATGCCTGGTATATAGTTTGGACTACTTGGATCCATGTATTGTGCACCTGCTCCTGTAGTGTAAAATTCATTTAACGCTGTTTTTCTTGGATCTTGTGGTGGTAAATTTTCAGCTAATGCATCTATTAAAAATGAAATTGGTAAACCTACTACTTTATTAATTGCTGCTTTAACAAAAGCCTCTGCTGGATTAAATTGTCCAAGACCTATTCTATCTAAAAAAGTTGGGTCAGCTGCATCTTCTTCTGTAACAAAATCCATTTTTTCCCTTGGGTCTACACCTAAAGCTCCCGGAACCATGAAAGAATCTGTTGAAATTTGTGGTAGCATTTGACTTGGATCTGTTGGTATTACATTACTCCCAGGTGTTCTATTTTCTCTATCTAAGTCTGCTTGTGTAACTGGTATTTCACCCGGTGCAAATACAGGACCTGTATCTCCTACTCTAAGTCCTATGCCTTGATTTACTAATTGTTGATTTCTAAAATCTGTGTTTACAGGTCTTAAATTAAATTCAACTAGTTCATCTTGTGTTGGTGGCATTCCTTCATAAGGACTAGATATGGGCGAACCCGGCTCTAACTGCACTCCGATACCTGCATCTATTAATCTTTGTTCTTCTGCTGTGTTTGTAGGACCGCTTCCGCCGCCACCGCCGCTGCCTGAGCCTGCTCCCCCGCCGCCTGTTTCTGGTGTTCCAGTAGCTGGTGGTGTAGCTGCTTCTGTATCTACTAAAGGTAGACCATAACCAAACAACTCATTTAAGTCTGATAGATAGCTAAACTCTGTAGGGTCGTATGATATACCTGGAAAATCTGCAATAGATGCAAGAAGCCTTGGGTCAGTATCTGTTTGTGTTCTTAAACCAGATATATCAATACCTTCATCAACAATATCTGGATCTGTAACTATTAATGATTTTAAATCTTCACTAGACATTAGTTAATCCTCTTGATCTAAGTCTTATTTGTTGTTCTTCGGGTGATAGTAAAGCTTGTTCTGTTGGTGTTAAACCAGTTGCGGAAACACCCATAATACCTGTTGGAGCTTGACTAACTAACATAGGATTTACGCTTGGTGTTGTTGGGGCTGTTGCTCTTGTAGGTTGAGTTACTGGTTGCTGTGGTTGTCTCTCTTCTTCTGTAAGTCCAATATCATCACCTATACTAAAAGGTTCGTTAAAAATAAATGATTGTGGTTCTAATTTTTGTTTATCTTTTGGCATAGTGTTTTTTATATTTTCTAAATAATCTTCACCTTCATCTTGAGAAATTATATTATTACTAATCATTGCTCCTATAATTTGAGACGCATTTGTGTATGCTTCTTTACTACCTGGATTTAACGCAAAACCTTTTCTTAACAAATTAACTATTTTAGGATTAGTAAACATTCTAGCTATTGCAACAGGACCTAAAAGTATTACTCCAGCTTCTGTTGTAAAACCTCCAGAAAACAAACCGATAGCCGCACCTGCTTGTGCTAATTGAATAAAAATTGGTCCAGGTATACCTTCTCCAGCTTTTGTTGCTTGAGCTACACTTAATCCCTCTAATAAATTATTTAATCTTCTAAGTTCTCTTGGTTCAAATATCTCATTTAAAACTTCATCTCCATATTTTAAAAATTCTTTTCGAACTGAATTAGCGTCTATTTTTCTTTTAAGTCTTTCGGAATTACCAACTATATCCCCAATCATTGTTCCTTTTATAGAGTCAATTAATTCTTGTCTAATTTCTTTATCTTTTGTTTCTTTTAAAATACTCGTTAAAGTTTTTATAGTAGTGGGTCTATTAGGTTTAACCAAAGCTTGATAAACAGACTCTGGATCTTTTTCAGTAAGATTTCTTATAATTTTTTTATTATATTTTTCTACGTTTTGTTTATAAAATGATTGTGCTTCATCATATAATTTTCTTAAATTTGTTGGAACAGCATCAACTGTTTTATCAATATCATTAGTTATACTCTTAACCATTCTCCCTGCGTTAAAGGCACTTTTTCCTTTTATCGCATCTGTAAATGATCTTGAAACTCCCAGTAGTTCTGATCTAACATTATTTGCCGTAGAAAAAGAAACAGTATTGTCTAACTCTCTAACTGTTAACAGTACATCTCTAGCTCCAGGTGCAAGTCGTCTTGTAGGTTTTGTTTCTTCTAATAATTTTTCAGCAAGTTTTTTTGATTCAGTAACATCAACAGATACAGGCACTCTTACTTTTCTTCCATCTACTATTCTTTCAACAGTTGCAGCTTCAGCTAACTTATCATATCTTTTTTTTGCATTAACTCTAAAAAGATCTACAGAATTTTGTATTGCTTCTAATGCCAATTGACCTGCGTTTACTCTTGTTGTTGAATCAGAAAAATTATCTACAAAACCTTTTAATTCATTTGTTAAACCTGTTTCAGCTCCTTTTCTAGCTTTTGTAATTCTACCGCCTCCTCCAAGAGATTTCTCACTAACGGTTTCTAATATATCAATAAATCTGTTTTCGCTACCTATTCCAGGTGTGATTAAACCTTGTTGAATTTCTTTATCTATTTCCGATTTTCCTACTGGGTTTTTTAAATTTCTATCTTTTGCTGCTTTTAAAAGTCTTTCTGCTTTTCTACCTTCAGGTGCAAAATCAAGTTTAAAACGTACTTTTTTAATTATTGCAGGAATCGCTGCTCCTATACTTTCAGCTGTTGCTCCAGTTGCAAAACCTCTTAAGACTTCTTTTGCAACACTTTCTCTTGGATCAAAAACTTGTGATACACCCGCTGCAGCTCCTTCACCAACACCTGCTCCTAAAGATCTATACAATAAACCTAAAGCAGGACGTAAAGCCACTCTAGCTGCAAGTAAAGTGCCTCCTGTAGCTGCACCAGCAACACCACCTAATATTTCTAAAGCCAATCTTTTAAATTGAGGTGATGCTAGGTATTCTTCTATTGCCTCTGTTCTTTCATTACCTTCTGGAATTTCTATATCATCAATAATACCAGGTAAACTTTTTCTTTCGGCTTCCTCTCTTTTTTGATTTACAAGAGTTGCAATTCTTCTAGATTCTTCAGGAGTAGGAGTTTCTCCTGCAATCCTAACCTTACCTAAATTTCTAACAGTTATAACTGCCATGATTATCCTCCAGTTACATCGTAGATACCATCTTCACCTACTTTTAATGGAGGTTCCTCAATGGCTGAACTTAAAACGTTAGATTCAGAACCAGAAGGTACAACACCCCCTTCAATTCTTATATCAAGTTCTTGTAAATATTCTTTTAAAGCTATTGCCTTAGCCTTAAACATAGTTTCACTATCAAATACGGAAGGCAATATTTTCTTAACATTTTCTTCTTCAGCAGCTGATACTTGTGCACCTCTTAAGGCTTTAATAACGTTTAACTCTAATCCTTTAACTTCAGCTTCAAATATAGCCCTTTCTGGATTAAATGGAGTTAAAAGTCCTTTCAGACGACCTTCAATTTGTCCTGTTCCTTGTTTATCTACTTTACCTAAAATTTTATCTATACTAGATATAACAGTTTTTCTAGTTGCTCTTTTTTCTAATTCACCTGCAGGTGTGCTTTTTAAAACTTTTCTATTACCTTTAGCATCTATTTGAACAACATCTGACTCATTAAAACCTTCATCTTTTTTTTCAGGGCCAGTTAATAATCTACTAGCACCTTTTCCTTGGTTTTTTAATCTTTCTAACTCCATATTAAGTGCAGTAGATACAGCGCCTTGGCCTCTCTTAGCTATTTGCGCTCTTCTTATATCATCTGCTTTAGTAAACTGTGCATATGGATCTCTTAACGCATCTGTAAGAGACATACCTGATGCTATGTTTAAACCAAACTGACCAATAGGTAATCTTGTTTTAGGCACAGGTGATAACTCATTTAATAAACTTTGAATAGCTGTAGCACTTCCTCTTAATCTTTCTTTATTGATACCACTTAAATCTATCCCACCATTTTCATAATTAGTTCTATCCGTAATACCAGACATAATACCTGTATTAACCTTACCGCCTCTTCTAAACATTGGTCTTTTTAAAGTTATAGACATTAGTTTTTAAATATCCTTCCATAAATATCAGCACCTGCTAGACCTAAACCTAGTGCTGTCATCAAGGGACTAGCTCCGGGTGCTGTTGCAGTATCAGTTGGTGATAGCGTAACTGTACCTGCTCCTGGTGTTAAACCTGATATACCTTGACCAAACATAGCTAACCTGTCTCTCGGATCTTGCACCGCCATCGCTGATGCTTGTCTTTGTGCATCAAGTATAGCTTGGTTTTGTGCTTGTTGTTGTGCACCTAATGTGCCTAAACCAGATATCTGTGCTCTACTAAAGTCTTGTGCTGCTGCACCTAATCCTGATTGTAATTGTGAGATACCCATCTGATTAGCAAAATCCTGTTGTCTTGCTTGTTGTCCTTGTTGGAATCCTCTTTGTCTTAAGTCTGCTAATATTCTAGCTCTGTTCGCGTCGCTCGTTGCATCAAACTCAGCTCTTTGTACACCTTCACGTCCACCACCGAATGCACCAGGTATTCCTAATGCTGACGCTGCTAATTGATTCTGTCTCATCTTAGCCTGTTTGTCAAACTCAGAAAGTGTTGTGTCTATAACTTGTTGTTGAAAAGGAGATGTATAAGATGCAATAGATCCTGCTCCTGTTCCAGCTCCAGTTCCTGTAAGGGCTGTTGCGCCTGTTGCAGCTTGACCTGCTGCTGTTAAGAATGGTTGAAATGCTCCTAAACCTTTTGTTGGATCAATTGCTTGTGCGTATGCTGCAGCTTGTAATGGATCTTGCGCTGCAACTTGCGGTGCGAGTTCTGCCATACCTGCTCTTGTAATATTAAATTGTTGAGCTTGTGCTTGTCTATTTGCAAATTGCTGTGCTGTCTCACCGGGTTGTTGAGTTGTTGCAGTGGTGATACTTGGTATACCTGCTTGTCTAGATAAATCTGTTAAAAATGTTTTTTGTGCCGCTTCTATAAACTCTGGTGGCAAACTTCTTGTCTCTGTAATACCACCTGTCTGATAACCTATTCTGCCACCATCTGCCTCTTCTATTCTAGTAATATTAGCACCCATTCCTGTGGTAGTATCCATCATCATAGATTTAGATGGTAAGTTTCCTTCTTGTATCATCTTCATAATTCTAGACATTTCTTTTTCAGAAACTTGTGCACCAGCTAAACTTTTTATAACATCAAGTAAACTTTGCTCTCTTATTTTTTGTGCTTCTTTTTCTGAAACTTGTGATCCAGCTAAATTTT